CACTTGCTATTAATTTACCACCCGAAGTAACAACAGAAGCCATATTTTTAACATTTATATCGGTTTGCTCTTCATTTTCAGCAGTTTTAGCATTATCTAACTGCTCTGCTAAACTATTATTAAAATCTTGTGTAGCTTCATTTATCTCCCTTGCTTGTTGAGTTTGTGAATTAGCTTGTGCTATAGATGCCCCACTTCCGTATAGATCCATGTTTATAATATCATACATTTAAAAAATATATAATTAAAAAAATTAAAATAATTTTGTTGAACCTTCAGCAATTTTTGTTTCAAATCGAATGTATGCTGTGGCGGGGTTGGTTTGAAGATCGAGGTAAAGGAATGAATACGGAGCATCTCCTATTGCTTTATTGTATAAGTCCATAAATATATTAGGGAACATATCACCATACTCTTCTTGAAGTTTCTCAATCTCCTTTTGATTTTGCTGTTTCATGATGATAATATTTGTTGCATTGTTTCGAATAAGACCGGATACAGCACGAAATGATTGTGTTAGAAAACAAAGCATACCTATATCGTGATGTCTGAAACGGGTAGCCAAGAATGAGACGGCATTAGTTTTTTTGAAATCTTTTGTAAGTACATCATCAAGGAAAAGTCCCATCATATTTGTCTCACCTTGTGCTTTTAATTTATTTTGAGATTCAATAATATCCGATATCATCTCATCACTATAATGATCTTCACAATCAAAATATTTATTTAGTAGTTTACCCTTAGGATCGGCATTCAATGTATTTGAAATAATTTTTATAGAGTCTAGTGCTGTATTATATCCAAACTCGGGGTTGCAGCAGATATTCACTAGCAAATTTGACTTCCCTTGTTTTACACTCCCGACTACTAATACTAATGCTGGTAATTGGGGGAGATGGGGATGTATACTTTTATATTTTTCATCTTGTTCCGGATCTTTTACTTTAAAAACTTTTGGAGGAGGTCGTTCCATTTATAAGTATAAAATATATTTTTTTTATATATATTAAAATATAAATATGAACCAACACTTTTACATCAATCTTAAAAATAGACCCGAAAGAAATATGGATACTATTACTGAACTTAAAAAACTTGGAATTAAAAAACCAAATAGATTTGAAGCCGTATCTCATAATATTCCCTTAGTTGGATGTGCTACCTCTCATATTGGTTGTTTGGAAAAAGCAAAACTATTAAAATGGGATTATGTAATCATATTTGAAGATGATATCAAAATTGAAAGTAAAAAAAAATGTATTGAGAAGTTTAAAAAATTTATTAAATATGATTTTGATGTTTTGTATTTAGGATGTTGGAATTATGTAAAACCGATTCCTATTGAAAAAGATTTATCTCAAGTGATTCATGCAAGTTGCTTACATGCTTATATTGTAAAATCTCATTATTATGATACGTTGATAAATAATCTTAAAGAAGGTATTGAATTAAAATTAAAAGATCCATACAATGGAAAATATAACAATGATGAATATTTAAATATTTTACAAAGAAAAGATAGATGGTATTGTATTACACCTATTCATATTACACAAAAGGATGGTTGGAGTGATAACTTTAATGAGGTTCGAAATTATAGCAAAGTTATTCAGCACATACCCGACAAATAAAAAAAGTTGTTTTTATATCTATATTCATATCTGCTAAATTATTATGTTCCGTTTTAAATTTTTCTTTATCAATTGTATTTTTTCCATGAACTATTGCTACCATTGTTAAATGAGGATTTGTTAAAGCAATTGTTTTTGGTTTACAAGATGTAGTAACTCCCATACCTTCGGCACGACTACTATTTGTAAAACCTTTTGTTTTTTGATACCATGATTTGTAAGACATCATAGTAGCTTCATGAATTAAAATTTTATTGTTAGCATTCAAAGCATAAAAATCTTTTTTTGTATAGGGAGGATAAAGGAATATCATTTTATCACATCCAACACAACCTACATTATTTTTTTTTAGTGTATGGTATGAATGAGAAATATATGTACTTTCATAGAGATCATCATCGTCCATGAACACTACAATATTATGATTGCTATTGATAATAAGTTGATGTCTTTTTTCTCCTATACTTAATCTTTTTGTATTTCTTAATAATTTTAATTTTATTGGTTTTATAGCTTCTTTGAATAATGAATAATCTTCTATCAGTGGTTCATCCCCATCATCATATATTACAAGTTGGAGGTTTTTATGAGGGTAATCTTGCACTTTAAGATTTCTTATGATAAATGGAATAAATTTCTTACGATTATATGTTGGGAGTAATATAGAAATATTTTCCATCTATAAAATAAATAATATAATATATACAATAAAAAAAAAATTATAAATAAACAAAGATGGCTGAAAACGATGACTTAATACAAATAGATAAAATGTCAGTAGATCAAGCTGCCGGTGCTTTTGTAATGGTTGCTGGTGCTATTGGATCTTTACTTCTAGTTGTGTGGCAGAGCAAATGTCATTGTAAAGTAAATTTATGTTATATATTTCAATGTGAACGCCGACCACCTAATGAAGAAGAGATGAAAACATTGAAGGATCAAGCACAAAAAATGAATAAAAAACAAGATAAAATAAATAAAAAAGAAAATGATATACTTGAAAAAGAAGAAGAAATTTTAGAAGAACAAAGAACACCTAGACTGATACCTAAAACATCTAAAGAAGTATATTATGAAAGAGAACCTCAGCCCGAACCCGAAATTGATAAATTAGTGTAAGCGTCGGAATGATATTATAAATTGGAAAAAGTGGTTGGGGTAAATTCTCAAAAAAAATTGGTGTCGAGAGAAAGTTTTGTTTTCACACGAATATTTTTCGAGATTTACCCCCGCCACTTTGGATCTTTACCACTTTTTATATGTTTTATAGTAAATTGTAATGAGAAATACTTTATTAATAATATTTTAAAAAAAATTATTATTTATAGAAAAATAAAATATAGATTATAATAAAAAAGTAATGGATTTTATACCGGAAGTTAAAATGGATTTCATTCCAAGTGATGATGAGGAGAATATTAATGAAGATATTACTGAAGAGATTGAAGAGGAAGAGGTTGCAAAGGAAGAGGTTGCAAAGGAAGATGTAAAGGAAGAGTTTATACCAAAGGCAAAGTCTAAAAAAGAAGATATGAATGTAAATGAGATATTTAGTTTACCAACCGAAGTAAAACTTACAAAGAAAGGGAAGCCACGGAAGCAAAGACCTCCTATGAGTGAAGAGCATAAAGAAAAGTTAAAGAAAGCAAGAGAGAAGGCAATGGAAGTACGGAAGGCAAAGGCTCAAGAACGTAAAGAAACTAAAGCATTAGAAAAGGAAGAGAAAGAATTATTGAAAAAACAAAAAGTAAAAAGAGTCAAACAATTAAAAGAAGAAGTTGATGAAGATATACCTCCTAAAAAAGAAATTGTAAAAGAACAATCATTTACAAAAAAAGATTTAGAGGAAGCACAACTACAAGCTATCATGAATTACGAAAAGATTCGAAAGTCTCGTAAAGCTGAAAAGCAAGAAAGAATGAAAAAAGAAGCAGAAGAAGAAGCAATAAAAAATCAAATAAGACGTGCCGTAGCACCACCACAAGAATACAATCCCTTCCTTGGATGTTACTAATAAAAAAAATATAATATACATATAATGAATGTAGATAGATATGATAAAGATTATAATTGTGAAAGTATCATAATACATCCGAAAGAAATAAAAACATTAAATAGAGATTACATTTATTATGAAAAAATAGAAGATAAAGTAAAACCTTTTTTTGATATTGATATTTATGAAATAAAATATTCTCCTATGAATTATCAAAATTATTATAATACATTATTTAAATTAATATTTGTCAATGGTGATATTGCAATATCTACATCTCATAGTAAAGAAAGATTATCATTTCATTTTGTAATAAATGGATATGAATATGAACTGAATAAATTTAATGATTTCATACAAAATCATCCTATCTTATCCATAGATGATAATATAGATAAAACAATATATACAAAAAGACCGGAACATTATAAAGTTAATTTTATAGGGTATAATAAAATTGTTTTAAGATTATTATATTCAATGAAAAGTCATGAAGATAGAAGAGTAAAAATACCTTATAATTATAATAATGATATACGTAAACATTGCGTTACTTTAATTTAAACATTTTCTTGTAATTAGATATATTACTTTTCAATGACGAACTGTCCCCCCATAACAAGTAAAAACTTAAAAAACTTGGCTTTGAATAATCACCATTCTTCAGATACTTTTTATGCCTTGCTCTGTACCTCTCTCTTCTTTCTTTGTCCTTATGTATGGTATAGTCTTCGTATCGTGTGTCACCGAAATTGGAACTCTTTATCTTCTTACCTTGATCATCATAAAAAATAGCTTTCCATTTTTTATTTTTTGCCGTTGCTTTTTCAATAACCATTTTTACCATATTATATAGTATGATAAATATAAAAAACCTAATTACAAAATTTATTTTAAACTATAATAACCATCATCATCTATTTCAAACTCTAGACTTTCTTCTGTTGCTGAACCTTCAGTATCACTTAAAGAATCTCTTCTTGGACGTGTTGGAACATAATCTTCATCTACAATTTTTCTTTCTAACTCTTTCATCTCAGCAATTAAATCGGGTCTTCCGTGCATAGCCAAGATACTTGTAATTTCATCGAATGTCACTCTATCCATTTTATATTATAGTTAGAAAATTATTCTGAATATTTTTTGAATATTTCTTCAATATGCATTTTATTTTCAATATCCTTTTGGACTGAATCACGGAGTTCTTCCATCTCCCAATGCCTTTCAAATTCAGTACATATTAGAAGGTAGTCAAACCATTCATCGGCATATATTTCTCCACCATATTCCGTCCATCCATTTTCATAAGCATAGGTATACCATCCTTCAAACTGTGCTTTACTCCATTTTTCGTAAATCTTTTGAAATCCCATTTTATATAATAATATATATTTTATATTTTAATTATTTTTTTTTCTTTTTTTGATCACCGAGTATTTCTTCAATAATACTCTGAGGTGTTCTTCTTATTTTTGTGATCTTATAAATAACGGCACTTGTTTTATCTACATTAGCATATTCACCATCACTATCATGGATACTAGTTGTAATATCAGCAATCATAGTTGGTTTTGTTACAGTAAATTCAATATCACTTGGATTACCTAAGAAGTAATCGGAAGCTCCCGAGTATTTATCGACTATACTAATAATGGGGAGATTAGCACCCGTAGGATTACCCCCTATGGCTGTTGCTCCTTCTAAAATATTACTTCTTATTGTATAGTATGGTCTCAATACACTTTTTTGTAAATCAGTTGCAGTGATAGTTGTAGATTGAGTTAATATTGTTACTTCATTCTTTATTTCTAATACTTGGGCGTTTGTGGATGTAAAAGAAGTTCCTCCAGCATAAAAAAACTCATCGTTAGTTCCATCGTGTAATGCTGTATAATTTGGAACACAAGTTGGATAAGGTAAAGCATTATAATACATAACAGTTCCAAATTGATTTGTTACATAATTTTTAGTATCAGTTTGAACCACTTCTGCATTCGTAGTTGGTCTATATAATAAATTACTATTTTCATTATCAACTCTTTTAGTTAAAACATTTTGAGATGAAGCGGGA